AGTATTGCTTAAACCTTCATCCCCACCGACGGCCCCAATAAATTTAGAAATGGCTGGCACGACATTATCAACGACAAATGTCACCAATGGTGTTATTGCATCGAGAATGAAAGCACCGATTGTTTCCTTACCTTCGGCAAATGCAATGTTCAAGCGATCCAATTTGCCTTGAAATGTGTTAGCTGATTCGGCGGCCGCCCCGGCAAATTCTTTACCCAATTCGCCAAAAACATCGATTCCAGCAGCTGCAATGGTGTTGGCTTTTTCCTGTGTTTCTGTGACTTTTTCTGAGGCTTTAATGTATTCCTTAGATTTTGGGCCATACTCAGCCAATGCAAAATTGGCGTCTAATTGTGCCTTTTCTAATTGTTTTTGGACTTTGTTATATTCTTGGAGATTTGTTGCATTGTCTCCTAATGTAATTCCTAATTTCTTTAACGCGCCTGTTTGTCCATCGTTGGCTTTAGCCAATGCATTTGCGACGGTTGCTAAATCAAGATTTTTTGCTTTTGCTATGTCAGCCGCAAGATTTGTCAGCTTTTGAGCTTCCTCAATTGATTTTGTACTTCTTGTCAATCTTTCTAAAGCCGGACGATACTCATCGTCTGCGATGCCCGTTGCCAATGATTGTTGTAAAATCCAATCCTCAGCGGATTTGATTGCGCCATCGGTTGCGCCAACCGTGTTTTTTAAGGCGTTGGCCAATCTGACTTGAGCCTGTTCATCCTCAATTGCAGCTTTTACGCCATCAATTGCCAATTTGCCAGCATAAGCAACCGCAGCTACACCGGCGGCGGCAAAAGCCGCACCGGCCATTTTTTTGAATCCGTCTAATTTGCCGGTAAAATTACCTACATCCTCGGTGCTCGTATCTAAGCTCTTTTTTAGCTGATCAACATCGGCCAAAATTGATAATTTGAGCGTTCTTGATTGACCAGCCATCACCACTCCTTCAAAATCTTAGTAAATGCATTTTCCCATTGATTAATGATTGCTGGCTGTTCTGCTCTGAGAGTTGGATAAATGAAATATCCGGCTGATCCGCCACGCGGCCCACGACCTGACCACACCGGGAATTGCTTGAATTTGTTCGATCCAAATTCGTAGCCGCCCCATAGCTGTTGCGTTGTGCCGCCGCCTGAAAATTTCTGAGACACAAAACCAAAAGACAATTCACCGATTTTGGATGATTTGCTTACACGCGAACCTTGTGCGATTCGGCTCGCTGCCTGATTGGGCCTGTTGCCAGCTGCGCCAATGATTTTGGATTGCACATAGGTAGCCAAACCATTTGAAACGGCTTTAGCTTGATCTACCGCAGCTTCATCCATGGCTTTGAAAGCTTTAAGGATTCCGCGCAAATCACTTTTGTCATAAGTGATTGATTCAGTTTCCATTCCGCTTCTCCAGTATCTCAATCGCTGTCAATACATCTTCGGCCGTTTCAAATTGAGACGGTGACAATCCGGTCGCTATTGCTAACTCCCAAATCAAACGATTTAGGCTTCCGGATCGATAGCTTTTGGGCTATCAATGTCTCCGATCTTTATGTCTGTCACGGTTTCACACCATGCCTCAAAAGGTTTGACAGGCTTGCCGCCGGATTCACGTTTCATGGCGTGATAAGCCAAAAACATCAAATCGGCAATGCCGAGCTTGTCCTGTACCTGTTGAATTGTGTTGCCTGTCTTTTGTTCCCATTTCATCCACTCCGGCGGCAATGCGATGAATGTCGCATTGTCACCGGCCGTGAATTCAATTGTGATTGCTAGTTTCATTTATTTGCTCCCGATTCGTTTTTTAGCTAAAAGTTTCGGTAGGTGTACCGACTACTTGGAATGACATAGTGACGGTCTGTGCGCCCGGTGCTGCTCCGCCTACTGTTGGGAATACAGGCAAAATGTTAAAAGCAAAAACGGCACCCGTAACAGCTGTCAATGAAACAGCCAATGTTGTGTTTGGTGCGCTTTCGCACGCTGTCCACATTGCCTCTAATAGTGATCCGCTTGCGCCCCAATCTGCAAGCATTTCAACATCAAGAGTCCAGGAATCATCGATTGCCTTGTAAGCGCGGCCATCGAGTGTTTGATAAGTTTCAATAGTGTGTTCATTTGTAAGTGTGACGGATGTAGCTTGCGCGTCATACGATTCTGTCGCAATTGTGAAAGCTAAATCACGCCCGGTAATAATTGTGGTTGGCAATTTGTTTTCTCCTTAGTTGGTGTAGTAGGTGCTAACTTGTAAATCGGCCGTAAGGTATTTACCGGCACCGACTTCCAATGGTTGTGGTTGATTGACATTGCCGACTTCATAGCCGGCCGGCATTGTGCTAATGATGCTGATCATGAGCTGTTCTAAATTGTCTAAAGCTGCGGCATTGTTGGAATAACCGACCACTCCGGTGACGGTCAAATTGACTTTCACTTTTGTGGTTGATCCGTTGATGAGTACGCTCTCTAAATACGGCGCATCCGGAATCAAACAAATCGATGGGCTTGTCATTGTTTCCGGGATTCCGTTGTACACATTCGCGGCTATTGTCGAAAGTGCTGTTTTTAACGGCGTGCGGATGGCTGATTCAATTGTCATTGTGCCATCGTTTCAACATCTAAAAATGGCCCCAATAGGCCAATAACACGATTGGTCAAGCTGCGCCCGAGTACGAATGGGCTCGGCTGAAAATTGTCTGACATGATTTGATTGCCGGGAGCTGTAATGCTCTGAAAAATCTCAACCGACACAACCAAAATGGCGTTTTCTACGGGTGGTGTTGATGCGTACAGCTGCGCTGCCGATGATCCGGATAATGTCGCGGTTCCGTTAGGAATAAACGGAATCGGATAAGGTGTATCAGCGGCAGCCGTCGCAGCGGTAAAAATGTTTGGTTCGATTCGATCATCTGTGACCGTATAAGTCGCGTTGTAAGCTGTTAATCCAGCAACAACCACGGATTGACCCGGCACAAAATAATTTGGGCGAACCGTTGTGAAATGAATGATGCCGTTGTCCACAAACGCGAAATTGACGGATGATCGGTATTGTGTAAGCAACGGCAAAATTGTTTGCTCCGCGCTATCGATAATGTTGTCTAAAAATGCATCGGAATATAAAGAAACCGAGACACCAAGAATCGTTCTCAGCTGTGAGGCTGTGACTATTGCTGGCATCTCGGTTCCTTTCGTGTCAGTAGTGTTCGGGAGCGACCACTACCGATCTTGATTTTTGTTTATGGGAGGTTATTGAATTGTGCACCATTTGGAACTTTGGCAGCGAGTGCGCCATAGCCGTAATACAGGATATCGATTGTTCCATCGCTGTTGATGTTTGTGCGTAGCGTAAAGCGTGGAGATTCGTACCATGTGTAAGAATCTGGATTCACAACTACCATTGATGAATCGCCATCGGCTGTTGTTGTACCAGCGTTGCCAAATGATCGTGAAACATAAAGGTTCAGACCCGGTGAAACTACACCGCGCAATGAATCGCCTCGGACATTTCCTGCCTGATTGCTAGGTTGTGCCGCATTGTAAAGAGGTGTGCCATTGTCGTTATAACCCATGATGTTTCCCCATTGTGTAGGTGAAACGATCAATGAGCGAGCGAAACCTAGTGATGAACCATAAACGGCAGCTGCCGCCTGTGATGTGTACCCAAGGAATCCTGTTGCTGAATTTGCTGCCTGTGCTGTTGTGGTAGTAACGGCCGCTTGCATTGCTGCTAGTGCGAATTCGTCTGTCTCTTTTGCATAAGCAAATTCAAGATTCTGCAACAAAGCTGTGAGATATTCTGGACGGCTACGGTCGATCAATTCAACCGTTGAAATTGCGCGGCCTTTGAATGGTTGCACGCTAACTGATAAAAATGTCGCTGATAGTGATGATTCTGTGATTGCGCCATTTTCAGCAATTGCATCAACGCTGGGCACAGCTGTTACACGGGGCAGCTCGAACGTCATGCCTTCGGCCACTAATGTTTCGCGACTAATGCCATCGATGCAACCACGATCAGCGTTAGCCAATGCGTTGATGACCTGTGTGCTCTGTGGTGTTGGAACCATTCCCGGTGCTGTTGATGTTGTATTGTCGGCAGCCTTTACATACTGACGAGAATCCTCATCGTGCAAAATTGTTGCCTTGAGGTAATGCTCAAGATATGAAACCTTGTTCACGATTGGTGATCGTGGTGATGTGTAATAGGCCGGACGTGATGCCTGTACAGGTTCGACGATTGGAGCTGCTACCGGTTCAACGGCAGGAGCGGCTTGTTCGGTAGTGTTTTCCACTTTGTCTCCTTCATTTAGGTTTGTTATTTCTGCAACTTCTTGAGTTTCAGAATCTTGTGATGCGGCTACATCGCTGACACGGGCTGATCGCACGGCTGGCTCTGTGACCAATGCGACGGCTGTCAATTCTCCATTGAGAACTTTCATGGTGCCATCTTTTTGCATTTCGTAATTATCAACGGCCAATTCAATTGAGAATCCATCGCGTAAGCCTTCCATGGCCTCAGTAAGCGCATCGGTCCCAGCTGTTGTGTTGGCAATCTTAAATGTCGCTGTCATTTCCTTGTCATTCACACTCATGGCAATGCTTTTGCCAATTCTGCGTGTGTTGTCATGTTCAAGGTTAAGAAAAACATCGTTTGGCTGGATTGAACCGCGTGCAAAAACTACCTTGCCGGTGCTTGCATTTGCGTGCTCATTGAAAGCAACAATTCGGCCGCTGATTGTGCGAGCATCTGAATCGGCTGCCGTGATTTGCATTGGTGTTGTCAGCTTCATGAGATCATGTCCTCCATTTGTCTAATTTCATCGGTGGTAATCGCACCGATTTCAAATAAAATCTTATAAATTTCTGCACGCTCTTTTTCTGATCCGCGTAGGTATGCCTTCAAATCAAATTCCACGCGCTGTGTTGATGGCGTAAAATCCGGCATTGATAGCCTTGAGGAAATGCTGTTCATGAGCGGCAAAAGTGAAAAATCCAATAAGGTTTGACGCGCCGTGCTGGCGTTCGCGTAGGTCATGGATGAGCCGGTAGGCGCGTCAATAAAGTAAGCCGGTATTCCTACGGCGCGAGCCAATTCTGTCGCAATGATTTCGCGTGCAGCATTAAGGCCGATCTGTTCCGGTGTAAATCCGACGGTGGTCAATTCAACATCGGCGTTCAAAAATGCTGTTCCACGATTGCGTCGTGCTGCGCCCCATGCATCCAACAGCTTAGCAATGCGGTCGGCTGGCAATGCTGTTCCGTTAGATTTCAACACCATCGATGGAACAGGTTCGCGCGCGTACATTGCAGCAGCTCTTTCAAGCTCTGCACCGGCGCGAATTGTGCGACCTGCTCGATTCAATAAACCTTCGTCGTTGCCATAAAATACAACGAGTGAGCCAACACCTGACATAGGAACACGACTTCCATCGACGGTGTAATACTCAATCTGCGTGCCTTTGTCATTTAAGAAAACACCGACACGATTGGGAGCAACGCGCCACATTTGACGGACGCGGCCTGTGTCTGCAAATAAATCCATAATTTGAAAATAAGAAAATCCGGTGAATAACAAATCCTCAGCTGCCCAACACCATGAGGCTGCGCCCGGCACACGCTTATCGGGATCATTGATCACAACCGGTTGATCGATGACCTGACCTGTTGCCTTATCGCGTGTAAGCATCGGAATCGTGGCGATTGAATTACAAATCATGTTTCGTGCGCGTGCAATTGCTGGCACACTCATTGCTTCCTCACGGCTGGCAATGTAATCAGCTCCACCAAACGGGAAAAATGCATCTAGCGTTGGAGCTGGCCCAATTTGTGCAGCTACATCCGCGCCGCGTTGTATTGCAACGGTTTCAATAGTGCGCTTTCGGTCAAATAATCCCATGCACCCATTTTCTCAAAATGTCAAGCATCAACCCACTAAAATGTCGATTTCCGTTTCTGGGCGTGTCGCAAAGTGTGTACAAAGTGCCGCGGCCACAGCTGCCGCCACGGCCGTACCGCTGGCCCGTCTGCCTATAACCCATCCGCCATCGCCTCTACGCAATTGCACAGCTGAAAGCATTTGTTCGGTAAGCGCAGCTTGATTCCGATGCTTTAATCGCCCCGAATTGATTGCACCCAATAATTCATCACAGGCTTGCGGATAATCGCTGTCCATGTCGTGAATCGGGATACCGGCCGGCTGCATACGAGCTGCAACGGCTCCGGATGTTCGTCGGCTGTATAGCAAATACTCAATTGGGTATTTGCGGCAATAGCTGGCCGCATCGTTGGCAATTGCCCGATCATCAAGCTGGATTGAATTTTCCCATGTGTGCAATAGCCTTACGACAAATGACTCCGATCCGAGTTTTTGCGCCGCTACCAATGCGGCGTGTTTTCGATCGGGCGAAATGTCGATTGCCATCCATGTGAGCTTGTCATCGTCGAGATCAATTGTTTCATCGCCACATTCTTGCCATTCCTTAGCTCCGACTATGCTAGAAATTGTTTGAACCCATCTGTTTAATACCTCGGTCATAACCACATCGGGTGGATCATTGAAAACGGCTCGAATGTTATCCGGGTGAATTGTTATGTTTAATCCGGGATTTGCAAAAGCTGCGTTTTCCAAGGAAATTTCATCGGTGGGAGCTGACCATTCAAAATAACCCACATCATCGCTGGCCCCACTAGCTGCGGCCAATCCGCGCTCTCTCAGCTGATTCAACACTACGGAATGAGAATCACCAGCTGAGGAAAAACAATTAACCTGTGGATTCTTAGCGGCCATCAATGTATAGCGCATCGATGCAAATGTCTCCATGTCGTGCATTTCACGTATTTCATCCATGTGAACCGTTTCCGGTTTAGACAATCCGCGAGCTGCCGATCCTCCGGCCTTGATGATGAACCTACATCCATCGAGCGTTTCGATTTCCTCGGCTCCATGTTGCCATCGGATTCGCTTGACCTGTTTAGCCAAATCGTCATGACTTTCAATGACCTGCACAATGGATCGAAATTGCTCCAGCGATGTCACCAATCTGTGAGCTGTGGAAACCTGTAAGGATTCTTTCCAATGAAACAGGCCCATCATGATCCGGGCCATCATGTAGGTACTTTTGCCATTTTGCCTTGCAACGCTGGCCACCGTTACAGGATGGTAATACCTGCCATCGGGTTTAAGCTTCAATGAATGTTCCGCTAGCCACTTTTGCCACGGCATAAAGCCGCCATCAATGATCTGATCGGCAAAATCAATCAATTCAAAGCCGCGCGACGGCAAATCATTGAGCGGTGAGTGAATTCGTGGAGCTGTTACCGGCAAAAAAACCGATGTGAGCCGATCTGAGCCTGTTTCAGCCGTATCGCCATTAACTATGACTTGATCATCACTAATCATGACTTATCGACTCATTTTGGGGTACAAAGAGACCAT